GAATCGGGCGCGGCGCAAGTCAGCCTGAATCTGCTCACCAAAGCGGTGCGCGGCTTGCAGGAAGCATTAAACCCCACCCGCGAGCAGCAAAAAAGCCAGCTTGAAGAAGAAATCGCCGATTTGCAGAACAGCTTCGGTACTAAGCTCGACATTGCCGTGCTTGGCAGTGCGCCTGGGCTTGAGGCTAAAAAGCGCGAACTGCAAAAGATTAACGACGAGATCGCCGCCGAGCAAAAGAAGGCCGACGAAGATACGCAAAACGCACGTACGGCCGCTGAGAAAGCAGCTGCAGAGCGTCGCAATAATCAGCTGCTTGAACTTCAGAAGAAATATTTGAAGGAATATGAGGATGTAACACTCACCTCGCAGCAGAAAATCCTGCGGGATGCGGAAGAACGTCGCAAGCAGATCCTCGCCCTCAATAAAGGGGATGCAAATAGTGAAGCTGCGCGGGAAGCACTGGCTGCGCTCAATGCCTCCACCAAGGCAAAGCTGGCCGATGCCAATAAAACGACGGCAAAATCTTCAGTCAGCACAAAAGATGACAGCGAAGAAACCCGCAAACGCGCCATTCAGGAAGTAAACCGTGCGCTTTTGCAGACCAAGCCTTCCTACGATTTGGCAAAGCAGGCACTGGATGAGTGGAAAGCCAAGCTGATCGAGAATCTCGGCGGCGCGACCGAAGCCAACCAGGAATATATCGACAAAATCGAGCAGATTTACTCGGTGAAGCTCAAGGAGATTTACAACAAGTCGTTGCTCGATAGCGATAAATGGGAGGATGGCGCAAGTCGTGCGCTCAAACGCTATGCCGATGAAGCCACCAACGCAGCCAAAAACGCGGAGGATTTATTCGGCAGTGCGGCCACCAAGGTGGAGGACACGCTGGTGGATATGGTCACCAGTGGCGAGTTTTCCTTCAAGAAGCTGGGTGATCTGGTGCAGTCCATCGAGCAGGACATTTTGCGGATGTTCATTCGTCAGCAAATCACGGGACCGATTGCGGGTGCGCTGGGTGATTTTGCCAAGGGCAGCGGTGGTGACATTTTCGGCAGTATCTTCGGCAGCCTGTTCCATGATGGGGGTGTTGTCGGTGTTTCGGGTGTTTCCCGCCGCGCTGTGCCTGCTTATGCGTTCGCAGGTGCGCCGCGCTTCCATAATGGCCTGATGCCCGATGAGTTCCCCGCCATTTTACAAAAGGGTGAAACCGTACTGCCCAAAAACACCAAGATGGGCGGCAACAATATCACCTTCAACATCACCACCCCGAACGCGCAGAGCTTCATGGAAAGCCAAGGACAAATCATGAGTAAGCTCGCCGCGCAGATGGGGCGGCATAAAGCGAGGAACGGATAATGCCAACATTTCATGAAGTGCAATTCCCGCCGAAAATCGCTTATGGCGCAAGCGGCGGGGCGGAGTTCAACACCAGTATCACCACCACCTTTTCAGGATTCGAGCAGCGCAATGTGAATTGGCAAAAGGCGCGTGGCCGCTGGGATGTCTCGACGGGCTTGAAAAGCAAAGCCGACATGGATGCGCTGCAAGCCTTCTTCCGTGCGCGGTATGGCAAAGCCTATGGTTTCCGCTTCAAGGATTGGAGCGATTATCAGGCGGTGGGGCAAACGCTTGGCACTGGCAACGGTTCGCTGACTACCTTTCAGCTGAACAAAACCTATACCAGCGGCGGCAACAGCTATGTGCGGGAAATCAAGAAGCCCGTGTCAGGCACAGTGAAAATCTACCTCAACAGCGTGCTGCAAGGCTCGGGCTACTCGGTGGATCACACCACAGGCGTGGTGACGTTTTCCGCCGCGCCTGGTGCGGGTGTGATTGTGAGCAGTGATTTCGACTTTGATGTGCCTGTGCGCTTCGACACTGACACGCTTGCCGTGCGTGCCGACGGACCAGGCTTTTTTGTATGGGATTCAATCCCGATTGTGGAGATACGCTTATGAGAACCGCTTCAAGCAATATGGCCGCGCATCTGGCGGGTGAAGTCACCAGCCTTGCCGTGTGCTGGAAACTCACGCTGGTGGGTGGCACGGTGATGGGCTTCACGGATCACACCTCCGATCTCACGTTGAGCAGCCAGCTTTACAAAGCCGCGACGGGCTTTTCCCCCACGAGCGTGGAAACCAAAGACAAATTCAGCGTTGATAACCTCGATGTGGCGGGAATCCTTGACGCGGCGGCAATCACCGAAGCCGACATCATGGCGGGGAAATACGACTTCGCCGAGATTGAAATCTTCATGGTGAATGTCACCGACCTTTCGCAGGGCATCATCACGCATCGACGCGGCTGGCTTGGGGAAGTGACACTCAAGAACGGGCAATTTGTCGCCGAGGTGCGCGGGCTGGCGCAGAAACTGAGCCAGAACATCGTGGAACTTTACAGCCCCACATGCCGCGCCATCTTCGGTGATGGACGCTGCAAAGCCAACCTTGCCAGCTACACGGTGGGCGGGAGTGTCAATACTGTCAGTAGCAGGCAGGTGTTTATCAGCAATTCCATGACTCAGGCGGCTGGGTATTTCTCGGGCGGCGAAGTGGTGTGGCTGACGGGTGCAAACGCTGGTCGTCGCATGGAAATCAAAGAGTTCTCGAACAAGCAGTTCACCCTCGTGTTGCCTATGCCCAACAATGTGACGGTGGGCGACACCTTCAACGCGATAGCAGGCTGCGACAAAACCATAAGCACCTGCATCGCCAAGTTTAACAATGCCGTGAATTTTCGCGGCGAGCCTTACGTCCCAGGCATGGACAAGATGCTCGCCACCGCAGCCACGGCCAACGATTTGCAGCGCGTATGACCCAAGCACAAACCATTGTTACCCAAGCCCGAACATGGATCGGCACACCGTTTCACCACCAGGCGCGACTTAAAGGCAAAGGCTGTGATTGCCTCGGCCTGATTGTCGGTGTGGTGGATGAGCTGGGCTTGAAGGATAAGCACGGCCAGCCGCTTTCTGGCTATGACGAAGTGACCTATTCCAAAGAGCCAGACGGCGCGTATCTCACCGAAAAGCTCACGGCGTTGCTGGATGAAGTGCCGATAGCCGAGGCGCAGGCGGGTGATCTGGCTTTGTTCAAGGTGCGCGAGAACCCGCAGCACATGGCATTTCTCACCGATTATGAAAACACGCTGGGGATGGTTCATTCCTACGCGCCAGCCCGTCGGGTGGTGGAACACCGCCTCGATGATGACTGGAAACAACGACTTGTGAAGGTATTCAGATGGCAGCCATCGTTCTAGCAGCCGCCGCGAGTTCTGCGGCCTCATCCATCGGCGCGGGTGCATTTGCCGCAGCGTTGGCGGGTGGTGTGGGCGGATATTTGGGCGGGTTTATTGACCGTTCTATTTTCGGCAGCAAGGCACGCATCAATCAAGAAGGTTCGCGCCTGACCGATTTGATGGTGCAGGCTTCCACCTATGGCAAGTCGATACCCGTGGTTTATGGCAACGCCCGAATTGCGGGAAACGTGATCTGGTCGCGCCCGATTCAAGAGCATGTGACCACGACAACGCAATCCTCGGGCGGTGGTAAAGGTGGCGGCGGTGGCGGAAGCGTGGAAACCACCACCACGACCTACACCTACACGGCAAGCCTTGCGGTGGCGATTTGTGAAGGCGCGATTAGCGAAGTGGTGCGCGTATGGGCGGATGCAAAGCAGCTTGACCTGACGGCTGGCAGCTATTCGCTCTATCTCGGTGATGAAACACAGCTGCCTGACACGTTTATGTCGTCCTTCTATCCCGCAGGGCAAACGCCAGCTTATCGCGGCATGGCCTATGTGGTGATTAAGGATTTTCCGCTGGGGGATTTCGGAAACCGCATTCCGAACTTTACCTTCGAGGTGCGCCGCACGCTGAAAAAGCCCTTCGACCTTGAGGATAAAATTAAGGACATCACCATCATCCCAGGTGCGGGTGAAAATGTGTACGACACGGTGGTGCAGGAAAAAACCAGCGGCCAGCAGGATGTATCAGGCAATTTCGTGCAAGGTGGCAAAGTCACCAAAATGAACCTGAACAACCTGAATAATAAAGCCGATGTGCTGGTGGCACTCGATAACCTGAAAGCCAATCTGCCCAATGTGGAATGGGTGTCGGTGGTGGTGAACTGGTTTTCGGATTCCGCAGATCCTGCGGTGAGCATTATCAAGCCAGCGGCGGAGTTTAACAGCCAAGGCGCACGGGTTGCGCCCGATGATTGGGCGGTAGCAGGATTTAACCGCAACAACGCGCATGTGATTTTAACTTTTCCCGATGGTTCGCCCACTTACGGCGGCACGCCCACGGATAAAAGCATCATTCGCTTGTGCCAGGAATTAAAGGCGCGTGGCTACAAGGTGCTGTTTTATCCGATGGTGCAAGTGGACACCATCACGCCACAACCAAAACCGTGGCGCGGCAGGATTACACCGACCAATGCCACCGATGCGGCCAACTTCTTCACCCGCACCAATGGCTATAATGCTTTCATCACGCACTATGCCAACCTGAACGTGGGCGGCGTGCTTCTGAAGAATAATATCGACGCTTTCATGATCGGCTCGGAATTGGTGGGACTCACCACCTATATGAGCAGCGCGGGCGTGTTCCCAGTGGTGACGCAGCTGAAAAGCCTTGCCGCCACGGTGAAAACCGCCGTCGGCGCAGGTGTAAAAGTGGCTTATGGTGGGGATTGGAGCGAGTATCATTCCGTAAACGGCTGGTATCACCTTGATCCGCTATGGAGCGATAGCAATATCGACGTGGTGGCGGTTGATTGCTACTTCCCACTTACGCCCGATTTGCCGCAGTCACAAATTGACTATCAGGCAGTTTATGACGGTTGGACGCAGGACGAAGGATGGGATTATTATTGGGACGGCACACGCACCACCAAAACCTTCTATTCAGGCGCAACCTATGCCTGGAAGAACATAAAACACTGGTGGAATAGCACCCACACGAATCCTGATGCCAGCGGCACGGCGTGGACGGCCAAGATGAAACCCGTGTGGTTTTCGGAGATTGGCTTTCCTTCGGTGGATGGATGCGCCAACCAGCCCAACGTGTTCGTTGACCCTGACTCGGTAGAAAGTTTCTATCCTCGGGGTTCGCGCTCGCGGGTGGATTTTCTGGCGCAGCGCACCGCGCTCGATGCTTCGATTGACTATCTCAACGCTGAAAATGCGCTGGAAGCCAATTTCATTCCGCGCAAGTTCGTGTGGACATGGGATGCACGGCCGTTTCCGTTTTTCCCTGACCTCGGCTCGGTATGGGCGGATGGGAGCAACTGGAAAACAGGCCATTGGGTGCAAGGCAAGCTGGGGCTTTCGAGCCTTGGGCAGATCGTCGCCGACCTGCTGAAAAAGGTGGGTTACGACAACACCATGTATGACACCAGCCGTCTGACGGATATTGTGTCGGGCTTTATCGTGAGCAACAGGCAAACGGTGCGTGCGTGTTTGGAGCAATTGGCCTCGGCTTATTTCTTCGACATGGTGGAATCGGACGGGCTGCTGAAGTTCATCAAGCGGGGCAAGGTTTCCAACACCACGCTGGATTTCTCGGAACTGGTGCCGCGTGATGATGCGATTGATACCTTCACCATCACCCGCACGCAGGAACTGGAATTGCCGCGCCAGGTGGATGTCATCTACTTAAACCGCACGGCGGATTATCAGGCTGGCACGCAATCCTCGCAGCGGCAAACCGTCAAAGCGGTGGATTATGCCACGGTAAACTTGCCGATTGTGCTTTCAGATCAGGAAGCCAAGGTGGTGGCGGATGTGACGCTCTACAATGTGTGGGTCGGCCGCGTGCAGTACCAGTTCACCGTGCCGCCGAAATATGCGCTGCTTGAACCGACCGACGTGATTACCATCACGAAGGATGGCGCGTCGTATGTCATGCGGATCAATTCCACTAAACTGGTGCGAAATGGGATGCAGGAACTCACGGCGGTGGCCGAAGATGTGTCATCCTATGATTTCTATAATCCCGCAGGCACTGGTACGCCCAACATTCAGCCGCCGACGAGTATTTCCGCCACGCGGCTGGAACTGCTCGACCTGCCAGCATTCCCCACGGATGCGGTGACGGATGCCTATTTGCGCTATGGCGTGGTGGGCTTGGGTGGGGACTGGACGGGTTCGGCGGTCTATCGCTCGGATGATGGCGGTGCAAACTATGCCCTGATGCAAACACTCACGGCGCAAGCCACCATCGGCGCGGTGCTGAATATCATCCCTGCGGGGACGGTGTACACTTGGGATAACAGCACGACCATTGATGTGCTTTTAACCTTCGGCCAGCTGCAGAGCGTGACCGATATTGCTGTGCTGAATGGCGCGAATGTGTGCGTCATCGGCGATGAAGTCATCCAGTTCCAAACCGCGACACTGCTCGACACAAACAAATATCGTTTGTCTGGGCTTTTGCGGGGGCGGCTGGGTACGGAATGGGCTGTAGGTAGTCACATAGCGGGTGAACGCTTCATCATGCTGACAAACGCCCTTGCGCGGGAACTGATGGCATCCTCTGGCTGGGGTATCGCCAAGAAGTTCAAGCCAGTGACCGTTGGTTCCACGCTTGGGGCAACCACCGCGCAGGATTTCACCTATGCGGCAAAGGCTCTGAAACCTTATTCCCCCGTGCATATCGAGGGCAGCCGAAATGTGGGTGGTGACCTCACCATCAACTGGAAGCGGCGCACGCGCATCGGCGGGGATTGGCGGGACGCGGTGGATATTCCGCTTTCCGAGGAAGCCGAACGCTACGAGGTGGAAATCATGCAGGGGGTGACGCTGAAACGCACCATCATCGGTCTGACAACGCCCACGACCATCTACACCGCCGCGCAGCAAGTGACCGATTTCGGATCGGCACAAAGCAGCGTGCTGGTGAATGTGTACCAGCTTTCCGCCGCCGTCGGGCGTGGATACGCGGGAATCGCAACGATCTAACCTTCAAACAACGGATAGTCTTATGCCAAACACCACTAATCGGGTGAAGCTGCCCTATATTCTGCAATCACAGTCGCAAAAGGAAGTGACGCATAACGCATCACTCGACCTGATCGACGCGCTGTTGCAGGCCGCAATGGTGAGCGTGGGGGTGAATACGCCTCCAGGCTCGCCCGTCGCGGGGGATAGCTACATCGTAGGCAGCGCACCCACGGGCGCATGGGCTGGGCAAGCCAAAGCCCTCGCGTTTTACACTACCGCCTGGAACTTCATTGCCCCGTGGGAAGGGCTGACGGTATGGGCGAATGATGTAAACACGCTTTACACTTACGATGGTGCGGCATGGGTGCTGACGGTAAACACCACATCGTTTCAGAATCTCACCATGCTTGGCGTGAATACTTCCGCGGATAGCACCAACAAGTTCGCGGTGGCGAGCGCGGCAATCCTGTTCAATCACATCGGCACGGACATGCAGGTGAAGATCAACAAGAATGCCATAGGCAACAAAGCCAGCTTCCTTTTCCAAACAGGTTTTTCGGGGCGTGCCGAGTTCGGCCTGCTGGGGGATGATAACTTTACTCTCAAAGTGTCGGCGGATGGTTCGACCTTCTTTGATGCGCTGAAAATGCTGGCGGCAAATGGCCGTGTGGCTCTGAAATCCAACGCCGCAGGGTTAAGCGGTGCAGGCACGACGCAAGGCACGGCAACGGCGATCACCAAGCAAACGAACGAGTTCACCACGGTGGCGGCTGGCACGGGCGGCATCCTGCCATCACCCGAGCAAGGCGAGTTCATTTGTGTAGCGAACGCTGGGGCGAACGCCCTAGCGGTGTACCCCGCAAGTGGCCATAGCATTAACGCCCTAGCAGCCAATGCTGCATTCTCACTCGCCGCTGGCAAAAACGCCATGTTTTGGGCGGCAACCGCAACCAAATGGTACGCCAACTTGAGCGCATAAGGATTCATTTATGACCACACATCCAGCAAAACATAATCTCTATGTTTATCGCGGCGCGACGTTTTCCGAGCAAATTACTTGGAAAGATGAAAGCGGCACGCCGATTGATCTGACCAGTTTCACCGCACGGATGCACATGCGCGAAACCGTGGAATCTTCCACACCATTTCTCACCCTGACCACTGAAAACGGCGGCATCACGCTGGGTGGCGCAGCTGGCACGATTAACATTCTGGCCACCGCCGCCGCCACGTCTGCCATCACCGCAACGGGTGGGGTTTACGATTTGGAGATCGTCGCAGCGGATACCGTCACCGTGACGCGCCTGCTGGAAGGAATTGTCATTATTAGCCCCGAGGTAACGCGATGACCGACATCATCACCATCAATGAAGTGATCCAGCTGGTTAAGGTGGAAGAAAAGAAAATCGAGGTGGTTACGGTGGGAACACAGGGACCACCTGGCACGGGTGGAAGCGGTTCAAGCGATCACGGCGCACTGGCAGGGTTAGAGAACGACGACCACCCGCAATATCACACCGATGCGCGTGGGGATGCGCGGTATTACACCAAGTCTCAGCTTGATGGGGTGCTGGCACTGATTCCCAAAATGGAACAGGTCACGGTGGATTTTGGCAATGCCAGCGGCGGGGAAGCTGATCTCGCAAGCGTTACCGTCGCCGCTGCCTGGGTAACCGATAGCTCGGTGATTCTTTGCACGGCCGCTGGGGTGGCAACGCTCGATCACGATGCAGAGGACGCAGCACTCGAAGGCATACAGGCGGTGGCGGCAAATCTTAACGAGGGCGTTGGCTTCGACGTAATCGCCCGTGCGCCGCAGGGAAGCTGGGGTCGTTTTAACATCAACATTATGGGGGTCTAAACCATGAGTATCATTCTAAAATCTGGCGATTCTGCCGATCTTGCATCAGTGGACGCAAACAAGCGGCTGAAAATCAATTTGCCTATGGCAATGGCGGAGGCTGGTTATTCCGTCATCGCAGGCGAATCTCACGACGGCGCGAATGGTGAGCCGCGCCTGGTGCGTGCGGCTAAAGTTTCCACGGACGGCAGGCTGCGCGTGGGCGTGGATAATATCTATTGGGCGGATACGTTCAATCACACGGTGGTGGATGGTGGCGCGTACCAATTCGTGAGCGTGACGGCAACCATCGCCATGTCGGGCGGCTTCATGGTGTTCAATGCGGGTAACTCGGTGGCCTCCGCAGCGGTGGCACGGGCGCAGACCTATAAAACCTTCCCGCTGCATCCTGCTGGGTCTTTGGAAGTGCTGTTCCGCCTGCGCTTTGCGATTAACCCGATAGCCAATAATGTCTGCGAGTTCGGGCTTGGTTTTGCCGCCACGACCGCTACGCCGACCGATGGGGTGTACTTCAAGCTCAATACCGCTGGTTCGCTGGTGGGCGTGATGAATATCAACGGCACCGAAACCACCACCGCGCCAATGCCTGCGCCTGTGGCAAACGAGGTTTATTACTATCGGATTGTCATCGACCAAGATCGCATTGAGTTTTACATCGACGGCGTGCTGGAAGGTGTCATTCTTTCGCCGAATACCGCCGCCGCAATTTCGCTCTCGCGTTGGCAGCCGCTTTTGATGCGTTGCTACAATGCAGCCGCAACGGGTTCGGCGCAGCGCATGGAGATTGCCGACGTATCGGTGATTGCCCGTGATTTGGCTTTGAACCGCCTTTGGGCAACGGCAATGGCTGGCATTGAGTGCGGCAGCTATAACAACCCTCGCGGCGCAGCGGTGGGGCAATCTGCCAACTATGTGAACAACACGGCTCCCGTATCGGCCACGCTTTCCAATACGGCGGCAGGCTACACCACGCTGGGCGGTCAGTTTCAGTTTGCGGCGGTGGCGGGTGCAGAAACCGACTATGCGCTGTTTGCCTTCCAAGTTCCAGTAGCGGCAGCTGGTGGCGGCAACCGCAATCTGGTGATCCGAGGCGTTCGCATTGAAACTTTCAATATGGGCGCAGCCTCTGCCACTACGCCCACGGTTTTGCAGTGGGCGTTGGGCGTGGGCTCAACAGCGGTGTCACTGGCAACGGCGGATTCCAACACCGCAGGCACACGCGCACCACGCCGCATTCCGCTTGGGGTGCAATCTATCCCCGTCGGCACGGCAATCGGTGGAAACGTCGCGCCGATTGATGTGAACCTCGATGCGCCGCTGTATGTGGCGGCGGGAACATTCGTTCACGTCATTCTGCGTATGCCAGTGGGAACGGCCACGGCCTCGCAGATCATCCGAGGGCTTGCCATGATTAACGGCTACTTCGAATAACCAACCCTTCAACCCGCAACCAACCACCGCCCCCAAAATCAGGATTGGGAGGCGGTTTTTTTATGTCCAAAACCTAAGGAGGAACCATGTCACCACCCGACGATATTGATGTGCGCTCACAGCTGGCTGTGATGAACGCGCAGATCCAAACACTCACCAAAACAGTCGATGTGCTGGCCGAGGAAGTCAAATCCCTCACAGCACTGGCAAATCAGGGCAAAGGGAGCCTTCGCACCCTCCTGATAGTCGGCGGCCTATGGACGGGCTTGGTGGCCTTTCTCAGCTTCGCCGCTGGTCATCTTTCTTGGAAATAATGGAGGTTCTTATGATTACGCTACTCGGTTCTTTACTCGGCTTCCTGTCGGCAGCCTTTCCTGATTTCTTAAAACTGTTCCGCGACGAGCAGGATCGCAAGCACGAGCTTAAAATCTTAGAGATGCAGATGGAGCAGCAGAAGCTCGGGGCTTCCCAGCGTTTGGAAGAAATCCAGGTGAACGCTGACATCGCCGAATCCCAAGCCCTTTATCGGACGTACAACACGGGCATTCGCTGGGTGGATGCGCTCAACGGCACGGTGCGCCCCGTCATCGCATACAGCTTCTTCATTCTCTATGCGCTGGTGAAGGTGATGCAGTTTTCTGCAGATCTTCCGTGGTTGCTATGGACAACGGAAGACCAGGCAATTTTCGCAGGCATCATCAGCTTTTATTTCGGCCAACGCGCCATGAGCAAATTGCGGAGCGGAAAATGAGACATATTTCCAGACAAGGGCTTGACCTGATTTGCCGCTTTGAGGGGTTTTCGCCGATCATTTACATGTGTCCAGCGGGGTATCCCACGATTGGCTATGGTCACCTGGTTACCGAAGCCAACAAAGAGCAATTCCTGGATGGGGTAGACGAGGACGAAGCCCTCGATCTGCTCCGTCAGGATGTGGCGGTCGCAGAACGCGCCGTGCTACGCCTGATTAGCGTGCCACTCACGCAGGGGCAGTTCGATGCGCTGGTGTCGTTTACCTTCAACCTCGGCGCAGGTGCGCTTCAACGCTCCACGCTCCGCCGTAAGGTAAACCGCGAAGAACATGCCGATGTGCCTGCCGAACTCATGAAATGGGTGTGGGCTGGTGGCCGCAAGCTCAAGGGGCTTGTGAAACGGAGGAACGCGGAATCACTAGCTTACAAGGCAAACATTACAATTTAA